CGAGCGTCAGCGGCCGACCCCGAACGGCCCGAAGGACTCCGTCCTCGCTGACGTGACCGTCTTCCAGGACGGTGGCGCTCTCCAGGCCGGCACCCCGCAGGTGACCAAGGGCCAGAGGATCGAGCAGACCATCCTCGCCCGCGACCTGGAGACCATCGTCGGTGGTGCCACGATCGTGCGCCTGGAGCAGGTGCCCCCGAAGAAGCCCGGTGCGCACCCGGCGTGGGTGTGGCGTCCGGTGACCGACGCGGGTGTCCGCAACGCGGTCGTCGCGTACGCCGAGGAGCGGGAGAAGGCGGCCGAGGAGGCTGTCGCTGACGCTCCCGACTTCGACTGACCTGACTGTGTAAGTGTCGCTACGAACCGGAAGGAGGTTCATGAGCCCGCCCCTGCGGGCAGGAGGGAGGGTCGAGTGAGACCTTCGAGAGATCAGTGGGCGCTGAACATCGCCGCCGAGGTCGCCACGATGGCCGACTGTACGCGGGCCCAGGTGGGCGCCGTGATCCTGAGCAAGCGCAAGCGGGTACTGGGGCTGGGCTACAACGGCCTGCCTCCTGGAATCCCTGGTTGCGCCAGTGCGGGCAACTGCCCGCGAGGGCAGCTCTCCGTCGAGGAGTGCGCCCGCGATACCGACTACTCCAACTGCTCGGCCACGCACGCTGAGCGCAACGCGATCGAGGACGTGCTCGACAAGGGCATCCACCCCGACCTGCTGAAGGAGTCGACGCTGTACGTCACGCGCAAGCCGTGCCCCGCTTGCACCACCCTGATCACTTCCGTAGGTATCGGACGCGTTGTCGTCCGAGGAGAGGAGACCGAAGAGTGCTCACCCCAGGAAGGTCCCTGGCGCTCCACGCTGCAAGCGGCCGTGAACTCCCGCGCGTAGAAGCCTTCGACGACCTGTATGCCATGGGTGTTCGGCCCCGGCACGGTGAGGTCATCATGGTGGCCGGTCGCTCCGGTACACAGAAGTCGGGCTTCGCTCTCTTCTGGGTTGCCCAGATGAACCTGCCGTCGCTGTACTTCTCCGCCGACATGAGCGCCTTCACGGCGAGCTCACGGCTTGCGTCCATGGCTACGAAGGACACGACCGAGATGGTCGAGGCGGGCATGGCCGAGGGCGGCAAGTACAGGCAGGCGTACATCGACGCGCTGGCCGACTCGAACATCACCTTCTCCTTCGGCTCCCCCATCACCTGGCGGGCTGTCGACGAGGAGCTGGAGGCGTACGTCGAGCTGTGGGACCGGTACCCCGAGGTGATCGTGTTCGATAACCTGATGGACTTCGAGGGCGCCGAGTCGGACTACACCGAGCAGATGGCCGTGATGCAGGGGTGCACCGAGCTGGCCCGTCACACGGGCGCAACGGTCATCATCCTTCACCACGCGAGCGACAAGAACTGGGAAGCCAAGACGAACCCTTGGGCTCCCCCGTCCCGCGACCAGGTCAAGGGCGGCCTGTCCGAGAAGCCGGAGCTCTCGCTCTCCGTGGCTCTGGACCCGACCTCGCTGGCCTACAACGTGGCGTGCATCAAGCAGCGTATGGGCCCCTGTGACCCGACTGCTGGACGCTTCGCGACGATGATCTGCCAGCCGGAGTACACGCGCTTCGCGAAGGCAGAGAAGCGGGCCATCATCCAGGCTGCACAGGCGAAGCCTGCCGAGGAGTGGAGCCCGACGAAGGTCGCGTTGAACCTGGGCTCGTAAAGTGTGATACTGTCGCAGACATCGCCGGGCAGCAGCCCGGCTCTACTGGGAGGTGGTGTGTAAGTTGAGCAACAGCATCGCGGCGAGGAACCGGCGAAACAAGCGCAAGGGCGCTGACTGGGAGACGGACCTGCGGGACGGTCTCCGCGAGGAAGGGTTCGACGTCGAGTCCCTTCGACTGGCCGGCGCGGAGGACGAAGGCGACATGGTCATCCGAGAAGCCGACGGCAAGTACCTGGTGATCGAGGCGAAGAACGCGAAGTTCGAGCCGGGTGTCTTCCTCGGTGAAGCCCAGGTCGAGCGCGAGCACTTCGCCAAGCACCGGGGCCTGGACCTGGAGAGCGTCGAGTCGATCGTCGTCGTCAAGCGGCGCGGCAAGAACTGGCGCAAGGCGTTCGTGCTCACGACCGTCGAGGACTACCTCGGGCTGGACCCCCAGTGATCGGGTTCATGGGCTGGGACATGACTCAGGCCGAACGCGACGCACTACATGACGAGACGGAGGCGTTCTTCGCCTACAACGAAGACCCCGACTCCGACCTGGAGACGATCCTCGCCATGGAGGAGGCCCTGGAGGTGACGCACCCGTGAGGTTCCACCGCATCGACTCCGACCAGGGCGGAGGCTCGGACAGCAAGCCCCTACTCGAAGCAGTGATGCACCACTTCGACGTGGACTTCAACGACCAGCGAAACAGCGGCATGGCCAAGTGCCCACTGCATGACGACAACACCCCGTCGTTCAGCTACAAGCTCGACGAGGGCCTGTGGAACTGCCACTCCTGCTCGAACGGCGGAGACAGCTTCACCCTCATCGAGAAGTACCACGACATGCAGCTCAACAAGGCGATCGACTTCAAGCAGACCAAGGCGTACGCCAAGGAGCACGGCCTCGAAGAGGGCGCGGTCGCCAAGGAGACGGGCTACACCAGCCGCTACGGAGGCGGCCGGAAGGCAGCGGGCAAGAAGCCCGGACAGAAGCCAGGAGGCGGCTACGTGCCCGCCTGGAAGCGTAAGTAAGGAGGAGAACAGCTTGGCCGAGCACGAACCGCTCACGCCGCTCTCGACATCCCAGAAGGAGATGCTGGAGGAGGCGGTGAGCACCTACCAGGCGCACCTCACTGCCGACGTTGCGGGATACCTGATGAGTCGAGGCATCGGGCGGGACGAGGCACTGGCCTTCCGGCTCGGCATCGTCGCCGACCCCGCCCCTGGCCATGAGAAGTATCGAGGGATGCTCGCGATCCCTTACCTCGGGAAGGACGCCCAGCCGCTCACCGTGCGGTTCCGCTGCCTGACCGAGCACAACCACCGCGACTACTTCCACGGCAAGTACAACACCATCAAGGACGACATCCCCCGCATGTTCAACATCGGGGCTGTCCACAAGGCCGGCGAAGAGATCCACGTCACCGAGGGTGAGCTCGACGCCATCATCCTGAACAAGATCGGACTCCCGGCTGTCGCCATCCCCGGCGCCAACATGTGGTTCGGGCGGCATCGTCGGATGCTGGCTGGCTTCAACCGCGTGTGGACGTGGGCTGACCCGGACGACGCGGGGGCCGAGCTCACTGGCAAGATCACGCGGCAGCTTCGCTCCGCCAAGGCGGTACGACTGCGGGCCGACGTGACCGACACCTACATGGAACACGGGGCAGAGCACCTGCTCTCCCTGGTCCAGAAGAAGGAGGACTGACAGTGGCAGAGACCGAGACGGTCGAGACGGAGCAGACGCCGAAGAAGGGCGGCCGGAAGCCGGACCCGATGACGCAGCTCATCAACGAACTGAAGGCCGAGATCAAGAACCTGGGCGAGGTTCACGTCGGCGACTACCCGACTCACACCAGGCGCCACTACGCGGACCGTGGGCGCGCCTGGGGTCGCGAGTACGGCCGAGAGGGCGGGACCGACAAGCTGGTCATGTCGCACGCCTACGGTGCGCTGGGCCACTTCGTCGAGGATCGCAGGCAGGCTCTGATTCAGCTCGCTGCCGCAGCCCTGGTCGCAGCCGAGCGCCTGGATGACGACAAGTGAGCGCCGAAGAGGAGTTCCCCGAGGAGTGGGAGGGAGTCGAGATCACGGCCGAGCCCGAGGTCGTCGATCACTTCTCCGCCGCGAAGCGGGCCGCCTCCATCGTGGGTGACCTGCGCGCATCCCTCCGCAAGGAGGGCTTCACCAAGGAAGAGACGTTCGAGCTGGTCCAGATGTACTGGGCCTCGGAGTTGGGGGTGTTCGACTGAGTGGCTGCCGAACTGAAGCATGGCCGACTTGCCTACGTTGTTCCGCCAGGAACGCACGAAGTGGTGCTGGCCAAGTTCTGCCAGTACGACTCCGACTCCCCTGGGTACTTCGCCTACTTCGGAACCGAGCACACGGACTGGCCGGAAGACGTCGAGATCGTCGAGCTCGCCGTGACCAGGTCGGTGTGATGTGAGCCTGAAGGAGTTGCCCGGTGAGCCGGGCCCCACCCTGCACGACATCTACGCGGCGATGACCGAGGCGGAGCAAGTCGCCTTCGCGCCGCACCTGTTGGGCGAGACCTCGGCCGACTGGCTGTCGGGCTTCCTGCGCAAGCACGGACACGACGTGTCCGCCACCACCATCCGCACGTACCGCCGAGCACTTCGGCAGGAAGGAGGCTCCAGTGAGCGAGCTGCTTGACGGACTCCTCGCCAAGCCGATCGGCCCCACGGTCCCGTCCAGGACCACGGACCCCGAGAAGGACTTCACCAAGCAGATCGAGGTCAAGGGCGACGCGGCGGACGTGACCGTCCGGGCTGAGACGTTCGAGCAGACCGAGACGGCGGCAACCGACGTACTGCGCGGCCAGGGCCTGGACCCTGCCGAGTGGACGGTCACCGGCTTCCGCTCCTCGGAGTGGACCATGGCCAACGGGGACACGGGCGTGAGCACCCGCTTCTCCTTCGCCCGCAAGAGCTGTGATACTGTGACAAGTACCGGACAGGACATCGACGAGCTGCTTGCAGCGATCGACTCCAGCCCGGTCATCGAGCGCGACGAGCAGGCCGGCGAGCACACCTTCCTGGTCATCCTCGGCGACATGCAGTTCGGCAAGATCGACGGCGACGGAGTGGAAGGCACGCTGCGCCGGACGGTCGAGAACCTGAACGAGGCGGCCCACCTCCTGGAGCAGTACCGGCTCCGCTTCTCGATCGCCCACGTCCACATCGCCTGGGCCGGCGACCACATCGAAGGCTTCGTCTCGCAGGGCGGGGCCAACGTGTGGCGCACGCCGCTCACCCTGAACGAGCAGATCCGCCTGACGCGTCGAGTGATGCTGCATGCGCTCCTGCTCTTCGCGCCGATGTGCTCGCGGCTCACGATGGTCGCGGTGCCCGGCAACCACGGCGAGGCCATCCGGTTCTCCGGCAAGGGCGTGACGCGCTACGACGACAGCCACGACACCGAGTCCCTGATCGCGGTCAAGGACGCGGCCGACCTGAACCCCGAGCGGTTCGGTCACGTCGAGTTCTACGTCCCCGACACGGACGAACTGAGCGTCGTCGTCGAGTGCTCCGGCACCGTCGTCGCCCACGTCCACGGCCACCAGTTCAGGCCGGGCAAGCAGTGGGACTGGTGGAAGGGCCAGGCGTTCAACAAGGACTCCGCGATGCACCAGGCGGACGTCCTCCTCGCCGGTCACCTGCACCACGAACTGATCGAAGCAGACGGGCCCCGGACCTTCATCCAGGCGCCGTCGATGGAATCCGAGTCGACGTGGTTCCGGCACAGCAAGGGCTCGGGAGGAGCCCCCGGACTGATCGTCGCAGTAACCAAGGACGGGCGTGTACCCGTGAAGGAGGTAGTCAGCAAGTGACCCTGAATCTGATCGAGACCGAGTTCAGCGAGTCCGTCGAGGAGGCGTCGACCGACTGGTCCATCCTCGCCGAGAAGGGAGTCGAGGGCATCCTCCAGCGGGCCGCCCGCAAGGCGGCCGACCAGTACGGCCTGACGCTGGAGTACGAGGACGCCTACCAGGAGGCGGCGTTCATCGCTGCAACCCGAGCCAACCAGGCGCGAGCCGCGCTGGCGAAGGGCGAGGGCCTGTTCTACCGATGGGTCGGCCAGCGCCTGCGAGACAAGGTGCTCACCGAGGCGAAGCACAGGACGCAGCACACCTCGTACGAGGCGAACCTCGAAGCGTTCGACCCGGAGACTGTGTGAGCGGGTACAGCCGAGCTCTCGTCGAGCACATCCTCCCGGCCGTCTGGGACACCGAGGCGGCGTACGGCATCAAGAACGAGCAGGTCCCCGACGCCGACATGCCGAAGGGTCACAAGGACCCGAAGAAGGGCAGTCCGCTCTTCGCCCACCTCGCGGACATCCGGCACGGATGGAGTGCGGCGCCCCTCTCCTTCGAGGAGAGGCAGGCCCTGTTCATGAGGTACTTCCTCGACTGCACGCAGGGGGTCATCGCCTCCTTTCAGGGCGTATCCCAGCAGGCGGTGTCGTACCGGTGCGAGCGGGGCGTCGGCAAGCTGACAGCTCACCTGAACGGCGACAAGTACATCGACGGATACGACCAGTTGGAGGATGAGCAGTGACACCCGGGGAGATCGCGCGAGACCAGGGTCAGTACTACGACGACGTGGGTGGGATGTTCTACTGGTTCGTCTCGGATGACGGCCAGATCTACTCCCGCCCCTACACCGACGAGGAGCAGGCCGGCAAGGAGCAGCGGCTCCAGCTCGACGGGCTGCGAGCGCAGGCCGAGGAGGCGATCGGCTACCTCGACGCCCGGATCGACCTGAGCCTGACGTACTTCGCCAACCCGGCGCCCACCGCCGAGGAGATGGCGGCGCAGGTCAAGGTGCTGTCCGACCTGGCGGCGTACAGCGCAGGCACGCTGAAGCGCCTGATCCTGGTGCTCGGTGAACTGACCGGCCGACCCGTGTAAGTGTCGCAGGCGGCAGCTCTTCGGAGCTGTCGCCTTGAGGCAGTGAGAGAGACCGCAGACTTCAAGGAGGAATTACCCAGTGACTGACACCTTCGACGTTCCCTTCGGCCCGACCGGCGAGCTCGTCTACAACCGCACGTACTCCCGGACCCTGGCCGACGGGTCGAAGGAGACCTGGCCGGACACCGTCCGCCGTGTAGCTCGGGGCAACCTCGCCCTCGTCCACGGACAGGACTTCGAGAGCTGGTCGCAGGAGGCGAAGGCCGAGTACGACGAACTCGTCAAGTTCATGGACGTGTTCGCCATCATCCCTGCTGGCCGCCACCTGTGGGCGACCGGCGTGAAGGGTCGGCAGTACCTGTTCAACTGCCACGTCGCACCGTGGGGCGACAAGCTGTCCCGGCACTTCGAGTTCACGTTCATGCGCCTGATGGAGGGCGGAGGCGTAGGCGGCAACTACTCCTCGAAGTATCTCCGCCCCTTCGGTGCCCCGCGCCGTGAGCTCGACGTCCACATCGTGTGCGACCCGATGCACCAGGACTACAACGAGATGAAGCTCGCCGGCCTCCTGTCCGAGGAGTACGACTCCGACTGGGCCGGAGCCTTTGAGGTCGAGGACTCCCGTGAGGGATGGGCTGACGCTCTCGTCGATCTGATCGACACGTTCATGAGCGACGGCGCGGTGAAGCACAAGGCCCGCGTCTACGACGTGAGCCGAGTGCGCTGCAAGGGCTCGCGCCTGAAGACGTTCGGCGGTACCGCCTCGGGCCCTGGCCCGTTCGCCCGGATGCTGCACCAGGTCGCCGAGGTCATGAACGGCGCGTTCGACCCGAACGACCCCTTCGAGCTGGCCCACCTGAAGCCGACCGAAGCGATGGAGATCGACCACGCCATCGCCGAGTGCGTCGTCTCGGGTGGCGTCCGCCGCTCTGCCCGCATGGCGATCGTGAAGTGGGATGACGAGTACATCCACGACTTCCTCGACTGCAAGGCGGACGGCTCGAAGCACTGGACGACGAACATCTCCGTCGAGATCGACAACCGCTTCATCCAGGCCCTCAATGAGGTGACGGACGGACGGCACGCGGAAGCCGTCGAGGTGCACAACCGAGCCGTTGGCGCGATGCTCCTCAACGGTGAGCCGGGGTACTGGAACTCCAGCTACTCCAACGAGGGCGAGGTCGGCGAGGTCATCGCGACCAACCCCTGCGGAGAGATCGCGTTGGAGCCTGCCGAGAACTGCAACCTCGGACACATCAACCTGGACTACTTCGCCCAGTCGGCGAGTGGCGCAAGGCTGGACCGCAAGGGCCTGCTCCGGGCACACGAACTGATGACCCGCTTCCTGATCCGAGCCACCGAAGGTGACGTGACGGACGCCGAGCAGGCGGCCAAGCTCGCCCAGAACCGACGCATCGGTGTCGGTCACCTGGGGGTGCAGGGCTTCCTCGCGAAGCAGGGCATCGCCTACTCGAAGGCGCCCCACTCGTACGCGTTCCGCAACCTGCTGAACGACCTGTACGACACGGTGCGCGAGGAGGCTCGGGCCTACTCCTTCCACCTCCGCATCCCGGAGCCCGTGAAGGTGACGACCGTTGCGCCGACCGGCTCGATCGCGAAGCTGCCCGGAGTGAGCGAGGGCATCCACCCGATCTACGCCCGGCACTTCATGCGTCGAGTCCGGTTCTCCATGCCCGACCCGGCGCAGGCCGCGACGGTGCAGGGCTACATGAACCAGGGCTTCCTCGTCGAGAAGGACGTGTACGACCAGAGCGGCAACACGATGGTCGTCGCCTTCCCGACCAAGGAGAAGCTGGTCGCCGAGGTCGAGGAGCTGGGCTACCCGGCAGACATCGTCGAGTCGGCTGACGAGATCAGCCTGTACGACATGCTCAACTTCCAGGCCATGTACCAGACGGAGTACGCCGACAACGCGGTCTCCTTCACGGTGAACTTCCCCGAGGGCAAGTACTCCACCGAGGAGGCGGCCGACATCATCAAGGCGTTCCTGCCGGAGCTGAAGGGCACCACCCTGATGCCGGACGGCACGCGGGCCCAGGCTCCGTACGAGCGGATCACCGAGGAAGAGTTCAACACCTACGCCGTGACCTCGATCGAGGACAGCACGGACGAGGATTGCACCACCGGTGCCTGCCCTGTGCGGTAATCTCTACGAAGCGCCCATTGGATCAACGCCCTCACCTCTTCCGGGTTGAGGATGACGATCACCGAACCCCTCACCCTTCCTGGGTGGGGGGTTCTTCGTCGTTTACGTACGTCCCCATGCCCGGCTCCGCCCAGAGGGTTCCCTCCTCGATCAGGCGTACGAGCGCACGGCGCATGGTGCTGGTGCTCACCCCGAACTCGGCAGACAGGGCGACGGTCGACGGCACAGCCGAGCCGGCCGGATACGTACCGCTCTTCACTCGCCGACGAATCTCCTCAGCGATCTGCGGCCACGCCGCTCGCCTCCTGTCGATCTCCATGGACCGGACGGTACGACGGTCGACCATGCTCCGCGACCGGGGAATGGGTCGCCATGGCCGACTACGGTCGACTACGCTTCAGCGATGGAAGCCACATGCAACTACTGCTGGCTGCCGGTGGTGCACGTCGAGGTCGTCGTCGCCGTCGAACGCATGTCCGGCCCCCCGTTCATCCGAGTCGCCTGCTCCACCTGCATGACGAAGGAGGGGATGAAGCCATGGCGAAGCCGACTGGAGATCGCGCGCCAGCTTGCGAGCTCGACCTCCATGAGGTCTGCGACGGGAACGCCGACTGCCTCATCCACGGCGTGACGTACGAACGGTTCCGATGCGCCTGCCCATGCCATCCACCGCAGATCAGGCAGGTCCACTGGCCCTCGTCCTTCGAGTAGAAGGCGGGGGCCTCCCCCTTTGTCCATTTCTGGAATGATTCAAGATGCTTTACCCTTGGCTGCTTCAAGCGCAGGATCAACGTCGCTCAAGCGCAGAGGCCAACGATGGAAGCGACAGGATCTTGACGTGTCGATACTTGGTATCGAAGATCAAACCGATCGGCGACGAGGGCGAGGAGGTCTGGGTGTACGGCTACGTGTGCGGCGAGCCGACGCTCGACAGGCGCACTTCCGCCTGCTCAGACCACTTCTACCCCAGGTACTCACCCTTCCCGGCAATCGCCAGGCGACGTACCCCAAAGCGGTAATACTCGAACGAGCGGTTCAGCTTTGGGGTAACCTCTCGGACGTGATGAAACAAGGGGGGCCCACGATACGGGCCGACATCTACGTGCGAATCAGCCAGGATGTCACAGGGGAAGAGCTGGGCGTCGCGCGCCAAGAGGAGAAGTGCCGGGAGCTGTGCGCTCACCTCGGCTACGAGGTGCGACACGTCTTCGTCGACAACGACCTGAGCGCCACCAAGAAGAACGTCGTCCGCCCGGACTTCGAGGCGCTGCTCGTCAGCAAGCCCGAGGCGATCATCTGCTGGCACACAGACCGGCTCATCCGCGTGACGCGGGACCTGGAGCGGGTGATCGACCTCAAGATCAACGTCCACGCTGTGATGGCCGGGCACCTGGACCTGTCCACGCCTGCCGGTCGAGCTGTCGCTCGCACGGTGACGGCCTGGGCCACGTATGAGGGTGAGCAGAAGGCTGAGCGGCAGAAGCTGGCCAACATCCAGGCCGCCAAGGACGGCCGACCGTACACCGCAGGCATCCGGCCCTTCGGGTACGGCGACGACCACATGACGATCGTTGCGGAGGAGGCTGCGGCCATCCGCGACGGCGCCAAGATGGTGCTCGATGGCTGGTCTCTGTCCGCCGTGGCTCGCTACTGGACGGAGCTCGGGCTCCAGTCTCCTCGCAGCCTCGTTCGTGGCGCCAAGGCGTGGTCTCTGCGTGGCGTGAAGAAGGTGCTGACGTCTCCGCGCTACGTCGGGCGGTCCACCTATCTGGGCGAGGTCGTAGGCGAGGGGCAGTGGCCCCCGATCCTCGATCCGGACGTTTTTTACGGTGTCGTCGCCATCCTCAACAACCCGGAGCGCTTCAGTGGGGGCAAGCGGACGGGCCGGACGCCTGGAACCCTGCTCGCAGGCATCGCCCTGTGCGGGGAGTGCGGCGAGACGGTCAACGGACGTGGCTACCGAGGCGTGTTGGTCTACGGATGCAAGGCGACGCACACTCGGACGCCTCGGAGCATCGCTGACGCTCGCGCTGGCACTGCAACCCTCGCCCGGCTCATGTTCCCCGACTTCCTGGGCCAGCTCCTGGGCTCTGGGCAGGCGCAGGACGGCCAGTCGGCAGCGTCCCTGCACTCGGAGGCCCAGACGCTGCGCGAGCGCCTTGACGGGCTGGCTACGGCTTACGCGGAGGGTGCGATCAGCCTGTCGCAGATGACGGCCGGCTCGGCGGCGATCAACAAGAAGCTCGAAGCCGTCGAGTCTGAGCTGGTGGGGTCGGCTGGTCTCCCGCCGTTCGATCCGGTGGCTGGAGTGGCTGGCCTGATCTCCGGCTGGCCCGCTACTCCGCTCCCGACTCAGCGGGCATGGGTGGACTTCTGCTTGGTGGTCACGCTGAACCCAGCGAAGGGTCGGCACATGTCCGGGATGACCACGGACGATCACGTCAGCGTCGAGTGGCGTGACGTGGCCGAGTAGTAGATACGACGAAGCCCCGGCTACCCCCATTCGGGGGTACCGGGGCCTTGCCTTGTCCTCAGTTGTGGTGACCGCTCTCCAGGCGGTCGATCTGCTCCAGCGCGTCCTCGTACCGGCCAGCCTCCTGCATCAGAAGGAGTCGGAGGTCGGCGAGCTTGGCCTGCGCCCACTTCGGGAGCCGGGCCTCTCGCTCGGAGCTCATGAGCGTCGGGTACCGCTGGATCAGGAACTCAGGTCGTGTCGTCATGGCGCCACTCGACCGTTCTTGACGAAGGCGGCATGTGTGATGGGCATGTGGGCTGCGAACAGCTCCTCCATCTGCTCGGCGACCATCTCGATCTCCCGCTGAGGGAAGGAGGGGAACGTCGAGCCCTCGTCGATCGTGCGCAGGGACAGGAAGTGCATCAGGCTGCGGGCGTTGCAGGTGGCGAAGTACGAGGTGAAGATGCCCACCGGCAGGACCATGCGGGCTACCTCCTTGGCCACGCCCTCGTCGATGAGCGAGCGGTAGTCGTTGTACGCGTCCCGGTAGGCCCCGGTGAGCACGTAGTTGACGAGGCCCTGCTGGTAGTCGGAGCCGGGCTCGAAGGTGTAGGCGCCGGGCTTGCCTACCTGCACCAGGTTCCGGTCCTTCGCCGGGGTGTAGAAGACTGGCTTCAGCTCGGTGTAGCGACCGCTCTCCTCGTTGTATGACCAGCCAGCGCGGTGTCGGAAGTGCTCGCGGGCTACGAAGATCGGGGCCTCGATCAGGAAGGTGAAGCTGGTGTGCTCGAAGGGGCTGCCGTGTCGGTCCCGCATCAGGAAGTTGATGAGACCCGGAGCCGAGTCCTCCTTCTCGGCCGAGGCTGACCCGATGGTGCTGACTCGGGCGGCCATCGTTACGTCGTAGTCCATCGCGCTGGCCTTCATGAGCGTCACGGAGACGTCGCTCCGGAACTTGACCTCAGTCACTGGTTGCGTGCTCCTCTCAGTGGGCGGGTGTGGCGGTGACGATCCCGAGTACGAACCCGGTGATCAGTGCGGCGATGGAGAAGACCAGGACGGTCCGGAACTCAGGCATCGGTCGGCGCCTCCTCGTCGTACATGTAGAGCTCGTTGACGTGGTGCACCTTGGTGCCGTACTTGTGCTCCAGCTCTCGGAGTACCTGCCTCAGCCGGTCAGCCTCCCGACTCAGGCCGAGGCCGGTGTGGAAGATGCGCTTGGGCTCTCGCCCTCGTAGCTTGGCGAAGGCCAAGACTCCATGCAGGGTGTAGACGTTGCTCTTGTTGAACTCGGGGTAGACCCGAGCCTGGTGGAAGCCGTACACGATCAGGATGTCCTCGTCAGTGACCGGCTCAAGCGGCCCAATGTGAAGCGACACTTACACACCCTCTCCGAGGTGAGTCAGGGCCTCATGCAGGGCCTTGACGGTGACGGTTTCCTTGTTGTCGCGAGCGTGGTGCTCCTCGCGCAATACCTGGTTCTCGTTGACGAGCTGCTGCACACCTTCGAGCACCCGAGCCATGTTCCTGGGGCTCCAGACGTTGCCGTCCAGCGGGCGGATGAAGGCGGAGCTGAGCTGCACGCCGATCACCTTCGCGATCTCGGCCACGATGTGCCGGGCCTCCCCGCCCTGCGAGTTCTGCTTATAGGCGGCCTCGCAGTGGCCGGCGCGGCACAGCTCGACCTCTCGGACGATGTCGGCCAGGTCTCCGGCCAGTCCGCCCACCTTGGGCGCCGGCTCGGCCTCCAGGTGCTCGATCTTGGCCGCCTTCAGGTAGTCCAGCGGCCCCTCGAATACGATCGACTCAGCCTTGATGGCCTCGACGTCCACGCTCCGCGCCGCCTCCGCGATGCGCTTGCCCTCAGCGATCCAGTCCCATCCGTTGCTCACTTGCTGGTCTCCTCTCGTTGCGTCTTGATCGGTGTCTGCTTGGGGCAGTGCGTGTACTCGCGATGCCATCTGTCGGGGCAGGTCCCGATCGCGGAGCGGATGGAGTCAGTGCACTCGCAGACTCCGCGCGGCTTGACCGCCTTCACGCGCTGATCCGGTTCTCGTACGAGGCTCGGGACTCAGAGGTCAGGTGGTAGGCGCCGAAGTCGCACTCGTAGAACCTGCTCTCCACCTTCAGGCCCCGCATGGTGCCTCGCGCCTCGCCCTGCCTGCTCCTCTTGGCTCGGGCCCGGCCGAGCGCCTTGTCGGCGTCTCGCTCAGTCGCGAAGCCTCGCTTCACCCCGCAGGGGCAGGCCCTCCAGTCCAGTGGCTTACAGCTCATTGACGCCCTGACTCCTTCCCTTGGTGACCTTCTTGACGGTCGACTTCTTCTTGTTCGGGTCGTCCTTGACGAACCGGTCACACTTGCACGACTCCAGGTAGCACTTGCCACGGCTCGCCCCGTCAACGGCGTGCATCCAGGGAGCGTGACCACACTCCGGGTTCCAGCAGTAGCCAGGCCAGCTCGTCTTGCCGTCATGGTTGGCCAGCATCACACCCGAGGACGTCAGCGGGACCAGCTTGCCGGTGCCTCCGAAGCTCATCTTCTTGGCGAACGCTTCAGCCTCGGCCGCGCTGCCGAACGGGCCGAAGTTCAAGCCCTTGCTTCCGTCCGCCCAGGTGTGGACCATCGCGAAGAGGTCCCGCATCTGCACGATCTCGGCGACCTCCTTGATCACCGCCTTGGCGAGCTGTTCTGGGGTGTCGAAGGTGGGATCTTCGAGGATGTCGACCACCCTCTTGATCTCATGCGCCCTCGGGGTGAGCCTCACTTCTCGATCAGCCCGGCGAGGCGGTTTATCAGGACGCCGTAGTGCTCTGCGTCGGCGATGTCCTGGTCGGTGCGAGTGGAGTCATACCCGTACCAGTCGAAGACCTCGCCGTCCTCGTCCTGGTACTTCTTCAGCTCCTTCTCACGGCCCTCCTCCCGCTCCTCGTACTCCTTGATGATCTTCTCGATCTCTTCCCGCAGCTTCACTTGCACACCCTCCTCGGTGAGGACCCGCGCTCCCCAGCGCCGGACGTTGACGTACGCGATCATGTTCCAGGTGGAGTCAGGGGCCTTCTCGGCCCAGCGCCAGTGGCCTCCGACCTTCCGGAGCCGACTCCCCCGTCTGTCCAGGAGCTCGATCGTCGTACCCTCGGGCAGTTCGTCGAGCTCTCTGATCGTTGTGAGTGTCACAGTATCACACTCGCGCCAGTTGCACCAAGTCGGCCACGCCGTACAGCTTCAGGTGCAGGTCACGTACCGAGCCGTCGTTCTTCAGGACGTGGTCGAAGGACCAGTCGTCGAGGGCGACCTCGCTCTCATGTACTCGACCCAGTCGGTCCTTCGCCGGGCCGACGCGCGGCCTCTCGATCTGGATCATCACGCCACCTCGGTCGGCGACAGCCTGCGCCTCATTGGGGAAGCGCACGTCAGTCAGGACCAGGGCGGGGGCGTCGGTGTGGTCACGGAACAGGGCGTCCACCCACACGTTGGCGCCGAGCACGCGCCGGCCAGCGTCAGTGCCGGCCCGCTGGAGCAGGGCGCGCACCTCGGGGTACGTCGTCTTGGCGTAGTCCCATCCTGCCTGGTCGATCAGCTTCGACAGTCGCAGGTTCCCTGCCCCGTAGAACCCAGGGATCAGGGGGTCGAGGGCGTAGAGGAAGTCCTTCAGCTTGTCGGCGAAGGCTGCCTGCCTCCAGCCGTGCTGTATCAGGGCTTCGGCTGCCTCGTTCTTACCTGAGCGGGCATACCCTGCCAGCCCGATGATCAGTTGGTCACTCACTCGTAGCTCGCCTCTTTCGAGTTCAGGTTCAGGAACTTCTGCTTGATGCGGTCGATGATCAGGTCACCGACGTACGGGCTGAACAGGGAACCCAGGGGATTCGGGTCGGGGAACTCGGTCTTGATCAGCTCGATGACCTCTCGACCAACGGCGCCGACCAGGGTATCCAACTCATCGGAGAGCTGGTCGTACTCCTCGCCGTACCACTTGTCGTACTGGCCGTGGATGTCGGCTCGGGCGCCTGCCACATCGGGGAGGTACGCCCAGTTGCCGAGCTCGTCCCGCTTCCATGTCACAGTATCACACCTGGACGGGGAGAGTGGCGTCCGACCACACGGGGATCGGAGTGGCGTTGCGGTACCGGCTCTTGCGGTACTGGCCGGTGGTCCTGATGAACCCCTCGCCCGCAGCCTTGCGGAGCACCGGGCCCATCGCTCGCGGCTCCTCGGGCTTGACCAGGCCCGCGTCCCACAGGTCATCGACAGTGAACTCACCGAGCGAGTCGGCGACAGCGATGATCGTGGCGTGGGCCTGCGCCTTCCACTCGTCGGACGCGCTCTCGTACACGCGCTGCATGGCCTCGTCCCGCGCAGCCTCGGCAGCCTGAAGGGTGGGGATGTGCACGTTCACTGTGTATCTCCTCTGCTCACGGTCTGGCTCATCAGGGCGTGGGCTACCACTCCACGCCGACACCCCTGGCCGGGGTGTTTCGCCACACTTGCACAGTCAGGACGTCTCGCGGTACCCGTCGAAGCAGTAGATGTACGAGGTGTCGCCGACCTTCGCCCAGCACAGGCGGTGTCCCCACACGGTGCCCCAGTACTCACGGTGCGCGGCCTTGTTCTGCTTGACCCACGCCTGACGCTTGGCCGGGTCGTTCAGCTTCGGGTTCAGGTACGTCACGTTGCCCGCCCGGTCGACGTAGTACGAGTACCCCTTGCCGTTGCCCCGCTTGGCCGCGTCCCAGTAGCAGTTCGTGTCGTCGCTGTCGTCAGCGCACGGCTTGGTCGGGATGTGGAACACGGGCACGTACTTCACCTTGGCGGGCAGGGTCACGGGCTTGGCGTCCGAGGCGGAGGCCGGCGAGTTCCAGGTCAGGGAGCCCAGCAGGGCGAGGACCAGGAACGTCAGGACGTAGCGGGCTGCGGTCTTCATCAGGTGTCTCCTCAAGGGTGAGCTCGCCCTCGATCGGGCGGGGCTTCGGGGTCATACGGAACTTGTAGGCGATCAGCTCGGGCACCTCGCCCGGCTCGACCGCTCGGTTGATCCACGCCGTGTGGCACACCATGGCCAGCAGGTGGATCGCCATCTTGATCATCTCGCTGTACGAGAGGCCGGTCCGGCGCAGGATCATCACGTCCTGCGCCAGGCTCCGATCCACCCGCGCACTCAACTGGCGGGGCATGTCCTCGCTCACGTCAGGGCCACCTCCGGGAGGATGTCCCCCTCCTCGGTGATCAGGCGAGCGTCGATCAGTCTGCTGCCCGTGTCCCAGTAGTGGCGGCCGAGCTTCCAGCACATCCCGCTCTTGATCAGCAGGGCGAAGAGCTCCAGCGTCTCGGCGTCGTCCAGCTCGCCCGACTCGTAGCTGATCAGGTCGATGACCAGGTCTCCCATGCGGCTCACTTGCTTGCCTCCTCGATCTCATCCAGCAGGGTCTTGGCCAGGCGGAACCCGATGAAGAACAGGGCCAGGTCGGCATGCCCTTCAGGGGTGTCAGGGCTGGGTGTACCGAACTCGGTGAGGTTCTCCTTGTAGGCGCCGAGGTCTACGAACTGGCGCCACTTCACGCCGAGGTCGGCGCTCTTGCCAGCCTCAGCGGCTGCGTCCTGGATGGCCTCCCGGTAGGGGGCCACCTCCCCGTACTCCTGGACCAGGTCGACCACCTTGTCCCGTACGAGGGCGAGGAAGTCGGCACCCTCACTCACCCGCGAGTCAGGCTCGGCGCACTCGGCGAGGCGGGCCAGGGTCGGCGGGTCGTAGTGGTTGATCCGTTCGGTGATGTCCATCGGTCACACCTTCACAGTGGTTGGCTTCGTCAGGACGGGAGGTCCACTCCCGCCGACCGGGTCTCCCCGGTTTCGCCTCTCTGTGTGTCACAGTATCACTGCTGCGCAGGTTACACAACCTCAGCCGTACCTGATCTCTCCGAGCGCAGCGAGCTGGATGATCACGTCGGCAGCGCTGGCGTCGATGTAGCTCAGGTCGATGCCGTCGTCCTCCCGTTCCAGCCAGGAGTCGGAGATGTACCCGTACAACTCCCGGTTCACGTACGGCTGGTCGATGTCGAGCAGCTTGCGGTACGCCTCACGGATGTCGTCGGCGCTCAGGTAGTGAACCTCGTCCACCTCGCGCCCACCGAAGGGGAAGTCATCGAACCCCTCCGCGATCGTCCACGTCTTGCCCTCGGGCAGGCCGGCGAACTCCTCGTCGGTCGGCTCCGTGGCCCAGTAGGTGATACCCCCGTACGCTCCCGTGTCGATGATGTCCTTGACGTTCTCGTCGGTGACGGACTTCTTGATCTCGTCGATGCTCGGCACTGTCTGGCTCCTCAGTCTCAGGCGTTGGCGGCGATGCGGACGACGGCCTCGGTGCCCTCGTACTTGTTCTGGCGGACGTGCTTGCGGGCCAGCGTGGTCGCCTTGTCCTTGCGCTTCGAGTCGCGGACGTTCAGGTCGTGGGTGCGGAACTTGGGGGTCACTGTGGTGCTCCTTGCATGTGCGGCAGGCTCGTCAGCGGGGGGATGCCACCCTCCCCGGACCCCCGAAGGGGTTTCGCCGGGTCAGTCCAGGTTCATCAGCGTGAGCAGCTCCTCTGTCGTCACGACCGGGAGCTCGGCCTCGGGCAGGGACTTGGACTTGGGACCCTCGACCAGCTCAGGTACGGGCTGGCCTGCCAGCTCCAGGACCCACGCCTCGTAGTCGTCGATGTCTGCGTGCAGATCGTCCGGGTCGTCGTCGCCGTAGGCGTGGCCCTCCAGGAAGGTCATCGCCGCGTGCTTGTGACCGCTCTCGGCCAGCGCGCGGGCCAGGTCTTCCGCCTCGGTGCAGGTGAAGTGGCCGCCCACCCCCTGTGCAGTCATCGTGTCGCCGAGGATGCGAGCGAAGACCGAGATCGCGGAGTGCATATCCTCGATCTCCTCCTCGGTGTCGCGCTCGTCCTCCACCACCTCCGCGAGGCAGAGGTAGCCGTAGCTCTCGGTCCAGTACTCGCCGACACCGGCGGACTGTCCGGGCTTCAGCCCTCCCCCGCAGGTCTCGCACTTGTACGGGCCAGGCTTCAGCGGGTAGAGGATCGGGCCGTTGTCGTCCAGGCACCGCACCACGTTGCTCGGGATCATCTCTGTCACACCTTCACGCTTGGTTGCCTCATCAGGGACGGAGATCCACTCCGCCCGACCGCCTCTCGACGGTTTCGGCTTGGCACACTTGCACACTTACGCCGCAGTAGCGAACATGGTTCCCCTCGTAGACGTGCCGACCAGGCGGTCACGCCACACCACCCAGGTCACCGCCTGCACGGTCGAGGGGAGCTCACCCAGGCGCTGTGCCGCCTCCCGGTAGCAGTGCGCGATCAGGGCGTACCGACCCTTGGCACCCAGACCCCGGTCACGGGCGCCGTACTCCTCCCCCACCGCGATGTCGTGGGCGTGCCGGTCGATGCAGACCGCGTCCGCGTCGGTCGGGTCGAAGATGCAGCGGTAGAAGTGGCCGGTCTTGCGGTCCATGGGCAGCACCTCGGCCGGGTCGGCACCCGCCAGGATCTTCGACGCCATGGCCAGCGCGTCTCCCAGGTGTCGGGACGGAGTCCCCGTCTCGTAAGCGTCCGTGGCCAGCTCGACGTTCAGCCACCATGCCGTCTGCGGAGACAGCGCTGCCAGGAGGCCGGCGCCGACCCGGACGTCACCCTCGGTCATCTGCTCGGCCAGGCGGTGCGCACTCGGGTACCAGTCGCGTCCCTGCAACTCCTGCTCGGCGGACGCATCCAGCCAGGTGTCGATGATGTTCCGCACGTACTGCTCACGGGTCTGGGCGTCGGGCTTGATGGAGATCATGGTCTCTCGTCTCTCGGGCGTGAGTGGCTGCTCATCAGGACCCAGGCACCGCCCTGGGCCTACACCCGGCCCACTGAGGGCAGTCGACCGGGTGTTTCGCATGGAGTCACACCTCCCGGCCTCCCGGCCGGGGATCTACGTGTGAGGTGTTGCAGTGCACTCTTGCGGGCTCACCTCCTGAAGAAGGCGACCTCCCAGTTACTCCCGTCGCGATGTCCGCGCTGGTCCCGCAAGATTTTCTTGTGCATGGTGATCTGCATGTAGGGCCTTTCAGCCTCGTCCGAAGTACCTTGGGTTGGCTCATCAGTGACCAGGAACCACCTGGTCAGACACCCTCTCGGGTGTTTCGCCTTGTCACTCGTAGTGCGATGCCGCGATCTTGTCGGCCAGCTCCAGGACCCTTCTCCGATCCGTGTGCTCCAGGTCGGCCAGGAGCTCAGCCAGCTCCTCGACGCTGTACTCGGGAGTGATGCTGTATCCGTCCACGCTGCGCTCCTCGTTGGTTGGCTCATCAGTGACCGGGCACCACCCGGCCAAACACCCTCACGGGTGTTTCGCCTTCACCGCGCCCCTACCTCCCGACTCCGGTAGCGGGCCCAGTCGTGCTGCTCGCCCTCCAGGAGCCAGGGCAGCGGGTCTCGGCCCAGATCCTCACGGGGGCTGAACACCACCCGCGTCCCTTCTGCGGGCCGCACCTTGCACTCGATGACCGCTCCCCCGGCTGCCGCCCGAAGCAGTTCCTGGATCTTGCTCACTCACTCTCCCCTTCGATGTTGTGACAGTATCACACTTGCGCCACTTGCACAATCAGAGCGACATGAAGACCACGTCAGGCTCGCCCGCCGTCCAGTTCGCGACCCGCTCAGTCTCGACGAACCCGAACCGCTTGTAGTACTCGGGCAGGAACCCGTCGAAGCAGTCCAGACGCTTCGCTCCCTTGTGCGTCACGGCGTCCCACATCAGATCCTCACCGCGACCCTTGACCGTGGAGAACAGACCGATCAGCGTGCCGTCGCTGGCCACACCGAACCCGGACTGGAAGTCGTTGGTCAGGTAGTACCTTGCGCCTCTCGGGAGCTCCGAGGGCTTGCTCGTAGCCTCAGTGATCCGCTTGCTACCGCTCCTCGCCCAGTCAAGGGCGGCGGTGTACTCGGACCATGAAGCAGGGTGCACGAATGTCGTCACAGCGACTCCTTGGGATTGAGCAGGCTGGCTCATCAGCGGTCGGCTACCCAAGCCGGCCGGACCCCCGAAGGGGTTTCGCCTTCAGCGACCCAGAATCTGGGCCTTGTGCGCCTCGAACTCCTTGACCTCTGCCAGGTAGGCGCGCTCCCCGAACTCCAGCGACAGGGCGAGGAGGTTGTTGCGGCGGAGGTTCGCGTTGATCGCGGACTTCATCCGGCCGTACGAAATCGTCTGGGGGGTCTTGGCGAGCGACACCATCACACTTCTCCATTCGTCGAGCAGGCTGGCTCATCAGCGACCAGGAACCACCTGGCCGGACCGCCCTTGCGGGCGGTTTCGCCTTGCGACACTATCACACCAGGGCCAGAGTGGTAACTCGGGTCACCTCCACCGTCACCTCACCCTTCTCCAGGTACTGGGGGCGGTACGGGTCGTACGCGGCATCGGCGACCAGCCAGTCGGCATCGAACTTGTCGGCGCCGCTGATGTTCCCCACCCACCAGGAGGCCAGTTCCTCCTCGAAAGGCCAGGTCACAGCGACCTCGTCCTCCTGGCCGTTCCCCTCGTTGAAGAGGACCACGTAGCCGGGGACTCGCAGTGCGGGCTTCGGCGGGTCGAGCTCGATCAGGTACTCGGGGTACCCGAACTGTGCAGCGTGGTCGTAGCAGCGACCGGAGTTCTTCCCACCGGCG